TGCTGTCCGACCTGGTTCACGGATGGACTGAGTACACCACCGAGCGGCTGAAACAAAGCCTGCTCAAATCTAAGTTGCCCGGAAACCCTACCTCAGGCCGGGCAAGCATGAGCCTGTTCCAATCTCTGGACGCAGCCCGGACGCGTAAGATGGGCAACGAGGTAAGGGGCGCGATTAATGCGAATGATTATTACCAATGGGTAGACGGTGGCAGGGGGCCAACGCGCAACCGTGGGAACGGGCAGTTAGTGCCTGCATTGCAGGACTGGATTGCTTCAAAGGGCATTCAGGTAAGGCAGAGCGCGGCGGAATCTTCGCAGACGGTGATGGAGCGCAACAAGTCATTGGCTATTGCCATTGCCCGGAAAATCCACGCGAAAGGCTACAAGGGTAACCAGTTCTTTTCCAAGGTCATCAACCAACAGACCTTCGACGAATTCAGCGAATATCTCGGACAGGCGATGGGGCAGCAGATCGCGACCTCATTCCAAATCCTGAGCCAAAATCGCGACAGATAGCAGTTCCGTACATTATAGATAATGGACAATGTCTATTACTTAGAAATCGAAGACGGCGATGGCCTGACACAGGTCAGCCTTGTGCAGTCACCGGCTATTGAAGAAGATTTTCACTTTTTCTCAGCACAGAAAGACCCGCTGGCATTCGCGATTGAAAGCGAAGAGCGACGGCTGATTACCGGTCCGGCGATGATTGCGGAAAAACCCATCATGCGCCGGTCTGAATCCGGTGAGACCTACTACGTTAAATTCAGCAAGGACACCATTCGCAAGGCTGTCAAGCTATGGGCATTGCAGAATAAGTACAACGCCGTAAACGCTGAACACGCAAACCCGGTGGGCGGTGTCTACCTGATGGAAAGCTGGGTTACAGACGAATCGCGGGGCATCGCAGCCCCGAAGGCATGGTCAGACGCAGCCGATGGCAGTTGGTTTTTGACTTACTACGTGGAGAATGACCAAGTGTGGCAGGATGTGAAAGACGGCAAGTTCCGGGGCTTTTCCATTGAGGGGTATTTTACGGACAAGCCGGCACAGGCCGAAGAAGAAACCATGTCGGCTATTGCGGCCATCCTCGCAAAGTGCGACAATCTCAAATTCGAAACATTATCAGAAATGAGCGCAATCAATAAATTGAACGAAATCAAAAAGCTGCTGGGCTTTTCCGTAGAGGGAGAACCGGCGGTGAAGTTCGCAGAGTCCACCCTTGTGGATGGTACGGTAATCCGTTTTCCCGGTGATGAAATCGCCATGCTGGGCGTAGGCTCGGTGTTGGAAGTACAGACTCCCGAAGGTGACTTCGTACCTGCCCCGGATGGAACGCACGAAACCGCAGAAGGCTATCTCGTTACCACCGAAGGCGGCATCGTTACCGAAATCGTGGAGAAAGCACCTGAAGAAGCACCCGCTGAAGAAATGGAAGTTGACCAGTTTGCCGCGATCCGCGAAGAATACTCGGCCAAGTTCGCTGAACAGCAGGACGCTATTGCAAAACTGACAGCCGCCATCGAGCGACTGACCAATGCACAGGCCAAGACCGTGGAAGTGATTGAGCAGTTTAGCGCAATCCCTGCCGCTGAGCCGGTAAAGAAAGTAAATGGCCTTCGGGGCGAAGCTGCACGCCGCGATGAGCAATTAGAGAAGTTCGCAGCCGCAATTCGCAACATCAAAAACGCAAAATAAAACATGGCATTCGTAGTTACAGACCTCGACAATTACGGCAAGGAAGACCGCCTTCCCCTGCTGTACAAAGCCCTCTTCGGCTCTCCCACCGCAAGTATGCTGCAAGGCGCAGGGCAGGTTATCCCCGGCATCAAAACCTCGGACAACCTGAACATCCTCGACAGCACCATCTTCTTCCAGGCTAATGGCTGTGAACCTACTACCTCAGGTAGCACCACATTCAGCAAGCGCACTTTGTCCGTAGGTGACATTCAGGTTTATGAGACCCTCTGCCCGAAGGCTCTGAAGGTGAAGTGGATGCAGACTCAGATGGCCGCTGGTTCACGCGGTGACAATGACCTGCCCTTCGCTGAGCAAATCGGAAACGAGAAAATTCAGAAGATCGCCAACGAACTTGAGACCGACATTTGGCAGGGTACTATCGCAAACAACCAGTTTGACGGGTTTAACACCATCTTGACCGCTCTCGGATTCGGCGGTGCAGGCGATCCTATCGAAGGCAACCCGACCACCGGCGGCGGATGGACAAAGCTCACCAGCTTGACCACTTCCAACATCGATGATGCGGTTCTGAAGATGGTGAACCAGGCACAGGCCAGCACAGACGGCAAGGCCATCCTTTCCCGCGAAGACCGCTTCTTCGCCATGGGTGTTGACACCTTCCTCTTGTACAAGCAGCACCTGATTGCCGCCAACAACTACCACTACAACCCTGAGACCGGCGAGCAGTTCATGTGCATCGAGCCTATCACAGGGACTAAGGTGTACGGTCTTCCCGGCCTGAATGGTACGGACAAAATCCATTTCAGCTACTGGGCGAATTACTACATCGGTACTGACCTGGTGGGCGAGGAAGAGCAGTTCGAATTCATCAACGATCCGGTGAAGAAGAACGTGATTTTCAACGCCGAATTCAAGTACGGTGTGCAGGTTGCTTTCCCAACTCAAATCGTGTACTTCACCCTCTAATTGAGAGGAAACATTTAACCGAAGGGGCGGGTACGATTGCCCGCCCTTTTTTTTAACCTAAGAAAAAGATATGAGCTGCATACTCACCACCGGATTTTCCCATGACTGCAAGGACGCAGTCGGGGGCGTAGATAAAATATGGCTCGTCGAATACGAAGCCTTATCCTCTTACACTTCAGCGAGCGGCGAAATAACCGCGCTGACTCTCAATGGCGGCAAGGCGTTCTTTAAGTACGAACTGCCCAAGGACACCGCAAGTTTCACCAACACCATCACCCCAAGCGTGGAGAATGGCACGGTGTTTAATTCTACTGAGCTGAACATCAAGCTGCGCAAGCTTTCAACCGCGAAGCGCAATGAGGTGAAGCTGCTGTCTGTTGCCCGATTGGTTGCCATCGTGAAGACAAATGAAAATCAGTACTGGGCGATGGGCCTGCAACGCGGTATGGACATGACGGCAGGAAGCTCAATGACCGGTGTTGCCCTCGGTGACATGACCGGGTTTGACCTGACGTTTACGCACGCGGAAAAAGAACAGCCGCAGATTGTGCAAAGTGCCGTGCTGACTTCGCTTTCTATAAGCTAAATTCGCATCGGTGTTTGTCATTTGGTGCAATGGGCCGTCCTTCGGGGCGGCCTTTTTGCTTTACAGATATTCGGCCACACATTGCGCCCTAAATTCCCTGATCACCCTGCTTACCTCATTCTTGCTTATTTTGGTGAACCGGTGGATTTTGCGCCCGCTCATGCCTGAAAGGTAGAGTTCGCACAACTTCCTTTCGTACCAAGATTGCCGGGCCTGCACTCGCTGAATGGCCTGCAATCGCTGTTCGGTATCCTCTTCCATCCATAGCCGCAATTCAATGTCCTGTTCTTCGTCTTCGTATTCGCCAAGTGCCTCTCCGCCTTGGTTGATGCGACCGATGCGACCGCCTGAGCCGGATAAGTTCCGCGCACATCGGATGTAGAAGAATTCAAAGTAACCGGCTGCCAATGCCTTTTCCGCCCTCGCATTCAGGTCTGTTGCAAGGAGAAGGAACAGCTCCTGTTGCAAGTCCTGCCAATGGGGTGAGAACTTCTTGCAGACCTGCTCCGGCCATTGCTCGGTAGAGAGAATTTCCGTGCAGGTCATGTCAACAAAAATAAGCCTTTCTTATTCACCCGGCTGCAATGGAGAGCCAAGGCCAATCCGTTCACGCAGTCATCGTGCAGACCTTCCGGGGCGTTGTAACTTACACCCGTCCGGCGGTGTGTCCATTCAAAGTTCATCAGTTCGTCGACGATAGGCCCATCCGGAAACACAACCTCTCGGCCATGAATCGCGGCGGCAAGGTCTTCCATGATTTGTTGCTTTGAAATTGCGGTGTACTTGAAACCCTGAATGCGCGGGCAGACACGCTGCAGGTCTTCCACTATCGGATCGCCCACACCTGTTGAGTCAATGACAGCGGGAGTCTTTCCGACCGTGCGCTGCACGCTGTCACGGGTGGCCTTCCAATCAAGCCGGAACCGCTCAAAGAGGCATACCTTTTTGTCTTTGTTCAGGCCGACAATCACCGTCCAATCCCGGCTTTTCGCAAGGTCAATACCGAACCATTCCACCGGGCCATCCGCAAGGGGTTCGATGCAGGAGCGGATATGGTCAAGGCCAAATGGGTTGCTGTCATCGTCTGCCGGTTCGGCAAGGTACAATTCCCGGAAGACGTGCGCGGGCAAATCGCGCTCTGCCTGCTCTACTTCTTCCTTATCGAGAATGCCGGCTGCGACCGCATCCCATGCCGTGATCTTGTGGAATTCGTAATTGTCTTCACCCTGCCGGGCGCGTTCCGCCAATCGATAACCCCAATTCTTTTTCCCTTTCACGTTGCCAATCAGCTTGCACTTTCCACGGGTTTTGGTGAGGGTAGAGCGCAGCGCAAACCAGGCTTCTTCCCGGGCGCGGGTGAATTCATCGAATACAGCGGCGTACACGTCATCGCCGTATAGGTTATCAGGCTTTTCCGCTGACTTGAATTCAATCATTGCGCCGGATGGGAGCGTTAGGCGTAGCTTAGATTCATTGGCCTCAAACAACTTCTGACTGCATTGCTGCTTGAATCGCCGGAACGCAATTTCTGCCTGACCGTAGACGGGTGCGACCCACCAAAAAGACTGCCCTTTTTTGCCCTGTATGGCCTGTTCGAACAACCACACAATGTGAGATGCTGTCTTACCTGCCTTCGTGCTGGCAGCGGTGACTGTGTAGCGTGCCGGGCTGTCAAGGATGGCGATTTGATACGGTGTAAGGGGCGGTCTTTGGTAGGTGATTTTCATAAGATTTCCGAAACGAGCGTGGAAATGTACGCCTCAAACCCTGCCTTGCTTGCCTTGCCTAACCGCTCTGCCTGGTTCTTTCTAATCGTCTTCAGCATGGCCATGTAATTGAAGAACTCCATAAGGGGCATTGCCATGATTGCATCCATTTTGGTTAAGTCCCGGCCTGCCATTTCATAAAAAATATTTAACCAGTCATTGCCTGTTTCCTCAACTTCTTCTCCTGAGTCCGGAAAAAGTCCAGAGAAGTTTGCAGCAATTCGGGCAAGAGAGTCGAAAAAAAAAGCGCGTAGGGGTAGACCTGAGCAACGGACAAACCGCTGACCAGTTCGGCCTTCTTGTGGAATTGTTCAGCCGATGCGGTCTTATCGTACCTCACGTCCTTCCACCGCCACCACTTGCGCTCCTGCTCCACCATCAGACAGGCTAAAATCTGATTCAGGTTCTTAATGAAATTCCCGTCCTGCGCGATCACCTGCAAGGTCGCATATTCACCCGCTGAAATGGCGGCTGGATTGTCAACAATCCGATACCATTTGCCGCCCGCTTTGAACCGGAATCGTTTTGGCTTGCGTTGGGGGTACTCAGAAAGCCAGGTCATGCGCTGATAATCGGCAATCCGCTCCGTGTGAGGTAGCTTTTCGATTTCCTCAATAGGCTGCCCTGACAGCACAGACAGCATCTGGTTCATGGTTTCCTCTGCATCGAGGTCTGTTCGCTGCCGGAGTAAATCCAATTCGTACAACTGCGATAGACTTACTTGTTTCCATGACTTTGGATAGCGCATTCACAAAATTAAGTACAAAAAGCGAACCGATACATTATAGGTAGATGCTTATCATCGATACATCGCAGACTTCAACCCTATTGGTGACAGCCACGGAAAAGGTAACGCTGAACCCGCCTTACTACTTCCTGCTTTCCATCAATAATCGCGAAGAGCGGTCAATCACTTACAACCTATTGGTAACTGACCTGAGCAGTTTCCCCACCCGATACAATCAGTTCTCCATCACCACGGCGCAGAGTGGGGCATGGGAAAAGGGCGAATACGAATACACGATTTACGCTCAGTCGAGCAGTTCCAACACCAACCCTGCCAATGCCAATGAAGTGGTTGAAACGGGCATAATGAAAGTAAAATGAAGGTAGAATTTCAGAGGATAAATTTCGCAGTCGCACCGCCGCCAAAGTTTAAAGAAGCACGCGGGCAGGAATGGTATACATACGGCGAAAAAAACGACTTTCCAAAGGTTATACTTGACCTGTATAATAGTTCCGCCCTGCATAACGCCATTGTGACTCAAAAGGCGCAGTTTATCGCAGGTAAGGACACAACAGTAACCCTGACCGGAAACACATCGGCACAGGCCGGCGCGGCCAATGCGCTCAATTACGCCAATCCTTACGAAAGCTGGCACGATCTGCGCTTTAAATGCGCGATGGACTTGGAGAATTTCGGCGGTTATGCGATTCAGGCCGTATGGAATGTTCCGGGAACGCGGGTTGTGGCATTCTACCACCTGCCATTCGATAAGTGCCGGGTGAATCAGGACGCTTCCAAAGTGTGGTATTCTGAGGATTGGCAGGACAGGCGGACGGACAAGTTAGAGTTTCCCGCGTTCAATCCGGAAGAACCGGGCGGAACGCAAGTGCTGTGGTTCAAACAATACCGGGCAGGCGAAGGTGTGTATCCTTTGCCCGATTGGTATCCGGCCCGGACTTACATCGAGATAGATACCAAAATCGCCGATTTCCATTACAACAACATTACCAATGGATTTTCCCTGGGCAAGATCATTCAGATTTTCAAAGGCGAACCAACTGAAGACATAAAGTCTGAATTCGACAGGAAATTCAAAGCCAACACCACCGGAACAGAGAACGCAAACGGCGTGCTGATTTCGTGGATGGAAAAGGGCGAAGACCCATTGCAGGTTGTAGACCTGATGCCAGGCGATTTCGACAAACAATACCTTCAGCTTTCCGAAACTGTCCGCGATAACATCTTTTATGCCCACCGGGTGACCAGCCCTATGCTGTTCGGTGTTCGCGTAGAAGGCCAGTTAGGCGGGCGCAACGAACTCACACAGGCTTATGAGGTATTCGACAGGGCGTATGTAGCCCCTAAGCGCGAACAGATGGAGCGGATTTTTACGCGGATGTTTCAGGCTATGGGCTTTCAGGGCAAAATCGGAACGGTATTGGCCGAACCCGCTGCACAGGACACCGTGCAACTTTTCACAGCCGGAATTATTGATAGGAATGAAACCCGCGAATCGCTCGGATACGCTACTCAGGAAGTAGCCACCACCATGAGCGCGGTGAACCCATTCGGCTGGGATGACGAAGCCGACAAAGCAATCTTCGCGAAGTATGGCCGGAGTGAATCCGATTACGAAGAACTGCCGGAACTGTTCGCAGAACTGACCAACCCGGAACTGCGAATTGTGGCCGTCATCCGCGATAACCCAAAGGCCACTCTGGAAGAAATCGCCAAAGGCGCACGGGTGACAAAGGAAGAGGCCACCAAGGTAATCAAGACAATGCAAGACAAGGGCTTCGTGACATGGGACAAAAATCAAATCAAAATCACAGACAGCGGGGCGCAATCCATCGCGGAATCGGGCGGCGTGGATACAGAGATTTTTGTCCTGTACCAATACGGAGTCAACCCCGATGTAGGAGGCCCACCGCTGATTGATGGAAGCCGAGAGTTTTGCCGGTTTCTAATCGGTGAAAAGAAACTATACACCCGCGAAGAAATCGACGCAATGAGTGCTGAGTTAGGTTACGATGTATGGAAACGGCGCGGCGGATGGCGGACAATAAAAAACACCACGATTCACGTTCCCCAATGCCGGCACATCTGGAATTCAAAGCTATATAGGAGGCGCATAGGATGAGCTTTAAATACTTCATTGACACCGCGTACATTAAGGAAAACACGCCGGTACAGGACAATCTCGACCCGAAACTCATTCAGATGAGCCTTCAGGAAGCGCAGGAAGTGACCTTGCGCGACACAATCGGGAGCGACCTGTACAATGAGCTGTACACGCAGTTTCCGTCCTCTCTGAGCGCGGATAACACAACCCTCCTGAATGACTACATCAAACCCATCCTGAAATATTCCGTCCTGTATGAGGCCGTACTTCCGCTGACGTTCAAATTCATGAACAAATCAATCATGAAGCGCGATGGCGAAAACATGACCAGTATTTCGCGCGAAGAAATGGTGCTGATTGAGCAGCGATACGCGCAAAAACGTGACCACTTTATTGAGCGCATGAACAAGTACCTATGCACGTTCCCGGAAAAGTACCCTAAGTGGCAAAATCCCGACCCTGATGCAATTGATAAACCAAACAAATTCGGACAAACCCTCGGCTTCTATTTCGAAAAGTAAGGCGTGGCGGAAGAAGAATGAGGAAAAACTACGGAAGTTCCTAAATGACGCTAAATCAGATAATAGCAGCAATACGGCGGGCAGCGGAAAACCATAAGATGGTGCGCTATGTTGCCTTCGGCCCTGAGTATGACCTTGTGGCAGATGGCAGCAAAGACAATTATCCGCTTGTATGGTGCATTCCGGACACCACAACAATGATGTATGACAGCTCCGCGAATGACAAGGAGAAGACCTACTCATTCGTGATGTCCGTAATGGACAGGCAGTTTGAGGACAGCACCAATCAGATGGAAGTGCTGAGCGATACCATGCAAATCATGGATGACCTGATTGCCACATTGCAGTATGTCTACCGCAACAGCCGGGTAAACTTCCAGGTGAATGATGATGCCATTCCATTCATGGACGCGCACGGCGATATCGTTGCCGGTTATACGGTACGGATTGAGGTTGGCGTGCCGGTGAACCGGGATTTCTGCCAAGTTCCTTCCAACGACTACGCTTTTCCCAACATTGACCAAGATATCTTGATCATCGACGGCGGCTATTACAATTCTACTTACTCACTTACTATAGACGGGGGTGTTTCCTGATGAGCAATTACATAACGATAAAACTGAGGCGCGGCACGGCTGCACAATGGACAGCTACAAATCCGGTACTGGCAGAAGGCGAAGTCGGACTGGAAACAGATACACGCAAATTCAAAGTAGGCACAGGCGCGGGAGCGTGGAACAGCCTGCAATATTGGGGCGGCAGCGGTGGCGGGGCTGCTGATTTTGTCGATTTGGGCGATGTACCTGCGAGCTATACGGGAGCGGGCGGAAAATACGTCAAAGTAAAATCAGACGAATCCGGGCTTGAGTTCGGCACGCTCACGATCGCGGCGGGCGACCTTCCTTCCGGAATTGATGCGGCAAAGATTGCAGACGGCACGGTAAGCAATACAGAGTTCCAATACCTGAACGGCGTAACCGCTCCGATTCAGGACGCACTCGATTTCCTGAGCGCGAATAAAGTTCCCTATTCCGGCGCATCCGGTGACGTGAATCTGGGCGAACACGGTGTGCAGTTGGGCAATCTTGAATTTGACAACACCCCGACCAACACCCCAGCAACAGACGGTTCTGTCTTTTGGGATTCCGGCGATGGAACACTTCAGTTGCAGATGAAGGGCGGCGTAATTCAGCAGGTCGGAATGAACCAATTCGCCAGGGTTTACAACGACACCGCGAGCGCATTTACAAAAGGGCAGGTAGTTTACATTTCCGGCTCACAGGGCAATCGCATCGCGGCCAAACTCGCGCAGGCCAACAGCGAACTTACCAGCCGGGGAACGATTGGATTCGTGACCGAAACCATTGCGGCAGGGGCAGAGGGCAACGTGATTACTTCCGGGCCTCTGTACAAGCTGAACACAATCGGCTTGACAGCAGGCAATTCACTCTACCTGTCTGCTACTACAGCGGGAGCATACACGGAAACGATGCCGCAAGCCCCTGATCATGGGGTTGTGCTTGGCTACGTGGAGCGCGTTCATGCAACCGTAGGCAGCATCTACGTTAAGGTTGACGACGGTTACGAACTTGAGGAATTGCACGATGTAGACCTGACCGAATCCAAAGCAACCCCTATTGACGCGGATGCGCTGCTGTTGCAGGACAGCGCGGATTCATCCGTATGGAAGCGGCTTACTTGGGCAAACTTGAAGGCAACCCTACTGACCTATTTCAACGGCGAATATGTCGCGAAAAACACCGCCATCACAGGCGCGACGAAGACGAAGATAACGTATGACGCCAAAGGTCTTGTCACAGCGGGCGCGGATGCGGCCATTGCCGATATCACAGGATTGCAGACCGCTCTCGATGGAAAGGTAGATGAAAACGCATCCATTACCGGAGCCACGAAAACCAAAATCACCTATGACGCGAAGGGCCTTGTAACAGCCGGAGCGGACGCCACTACAGCGGACATCGCAGACAGCACCAATCGCAGGTATGTAACCGATGCACAGCAGACGGTAATCGGCAACACATCCGGCACTAATACCGGAGATCAGACAATCACCCTGACAGGCGATGTAACCGGCAGCGGAACAGGCTCGTTCGCGGCCACAATCGCAAACGACGCGGTGACAAATGCCAAGCTCGCCAACATGGCTACGGCCACCATCAAAGGCCGAACCACGGCGGGAAGCGGAGACCCTGAAGACCTGACCGGCACACAAGCCACAACCCTACTCGACACGTTCACCAGTTCTTTGAAAGGGCTCGCACCTGCATCGGGCGGCGGCACTTCTAACTTCCTTCGGGCAGATGGTACATGGGCCGCACCTTCAGGCGGCGGCGGCGGCGGTGCAGACGGCACGGTTCTTTCCCCATCTCAGATTACAGCATGGCAGAATAATTACAGCCCGTCCGGCTGGGCATCCACGGTGGGAGTACTGCGAATCAACAGCAATCAATTCCACTTCCTTTCGGGCCTGACCGCCACAACAGACGGCCATACCGTGCGAATCTTCAACACCGGCACTTTCCCCATCGGCCTGTATAATCAGAACACAGACAGCACGGCGGCGAATCGCTTCAGCTTTGATGATCACGATGTAATAATTCTTCCTAAGAACAGCGTCGAGCTGTACTATGACGGCACAGCGGAGCGGTGGTCATTGGCGGCGGGGTGGACATTGAACGGCGATAGCCTGTTTGTTTCAAAGTATTGGAACGAGGCCTTCACCACGAATGGCGATAGCCACGGCGCAACCGCTGCTCTGTGGACTGTATCGGGCGGCACGGCTGCTGTTTCAGCCGCAGGCAACGTAACCGGCTCACGGGTTGGTATTGTCCAACTGGCCACAGGCACAGGCACTACAGGCCGGGCGGCATTCTATCCGTCCGCGAATAGCTCTATGGCATATAATGACGGCACGGGAAAGAGCTACATGGAATTCAGGGCCGAGTTTCGTAGCCCTGCGGACCTATCCGATGCGACTAACGAGTATTTCATCCACGCTGGATTCATCGATTCAGTAACCGGGGATTCAGCAGATGGCGCGTTCCTGAAGTACACCCACAGCCTGAACAGCGGACAATGGCAATTCCTGACGGCGGATAACACAATCCGCACCACCGGAAACAGCACGGTAGCAATGGCCGTGAATACATGGTATTGCCTTCGCGTAGTCATGTACCCGAACGGCACGGCTGAATTTTACATTGACGGAGTAAGCCTCGGACGCAACACGGCCAACCTGCCCGGCAATGGCCGCGACTTCAGCGTCGGAATCGTGCTTCGCAAGAACGCCGGAACAACCGCTCGGAATATGCTGGTGGACGGGGTCGGTTATACAGTTGTAAAATACATAAAATAAAGCAATGGCTAAAATCGCAATACAACCTACAGAGCTGCCTCTCGGATTGGGCACGGCCAATTACATGGAAATAGTCGTCAACTATTCCATAGGGGATGAATCCACAGACCTTCAGATTTTTTACTACGATGACCTCGTGAAGCTGAACGTGTCGCCTCAGGTTGTGCCTGTGCCGATATCGGAAATGCAGGCATGGGGCTACGACTTTACGCAGATCGTGGAATGGGTGGCGAATCAGACAGGGGCTGAAATTCCAGCGTGAAAATGAAACCCCTTAAATTCATACTCGCATCCTTCCGCAATGAACCCGGCGGCGCATCGGCACGCAAGCTGACGGCCTTTGCCTTCATGCTTTGCGTGGCGTGGGTTCACTTCAAATGGGTGAACCATGAAAACGCCATTGCGGCCCTGATTATTGACGTGTCAGCGGCCCTGCTTTCGCTTTCGATTATCACCGCTGAAAACCTTATTCGCCTTCGTCATGGCGGGAAAGGTGGGGCGGAGTGACGGCCTTGCAAATCACCGTCAGCGCGGCCATTGCTATCTCCATTATCGGCGGGATATTTTCCGTAATTGTGGCCGTGGTCGGCGGTCGCTATCTGTTGGCTTCCAAGCGGGAGGAGCGCATCGCGAAGGCCGAAACGAAGGTATTGCGGGAAAGGCTTGAAGACGTGTATTCAATCGCACAGCGGCCACCGGACGGATATGATTGGCTCGTTATAAACAAGTACACGCACCTGGATAAATTGCACGCGGGTTATACCGTAGTCGACCCTGCCAGACAGGAAGAATTCATATCGGATGGCCTCTGCGAAAAATTGGAGCGCAGCCGGGCGGCATGGGGCAAAAAGGTGCAGGACGTTGCCCGGTTTGTCCCTGCGCATGAGGTCAGCCAATACGGCCACCTAATCGGGGCGATGATAGAGGAAGGATTGCCGTCCTTTCAGATGACCAAACACATCCGCGATGGGAAAGAAAACATCCGGCGGTTCAATGTGCGCACGGTGCAGGACGGGGTGTTTATTCTGAGCGTCTACGAGGAAATATAATGCAAATAATTAATTCAATTATAATACCGTTATTCGCAGCAATAGCAGTAGTGACCGTGCTGCTGTACGCAAACAACCTGACAGACGATGACGAGACTCAACCACCAGCCGCTGGCATGGGCGCGTGAAAACCTGCTGCCGCTAATCACCTCCGGCGAAATCAATAAAAGCGAAGCTGCCCGGCGGTTGGCTGCTCAGTTCGGAATTGACAAGGAAGAGGCGCGCTCAAAAGTCAGATACATGACCGGGGCGCGTGGTGAATTGGAAAGGCACAATGCAGATGTAGACCTTCGCAGCACGATTGAAGAAGGGCTGGCGAAGATTCGCAAAGAGGAAAAGCGCAAGTTGCAAAAAGTGCAACTACTGAATTGTAAAGCTCTGATTCTTTCCGATATACATTTCCCTCACCAAAACACAGAGGCGTTAACGCTTGCGCTGAACGCAGGCGTAGAGGCCGGCTGCGATACGGTGATCCTGAATGGTGACATCGTGGACTTCTATCGGATCAGCCGGTGGGCTATCAACCCTAACGGCATGAGGATAGAGGAAGAGATTCTGTGCCTGATTCAGTTCTTTCAGCTGCTCAGGAAGCTGTTCCCTACTGCTCCGATATACTATGTCCTCGGAAATCATGAAGTGCGCTTTGAACGATATATCATTCAAAACGCCGGCGAATTGCTGAACCTGCCTGAGTTGTCATTCACGAAGCTGATTAAGGCGGAAGAGTACGGTGTGCAGGTCTTAAGCAACGACCCGATAAAACTGGGTAAGCTGAACGTGATGCACGGCCATGAGTTTGGCGAAAGTTTCTTTAGCCCTGTGAACCCTGCGCGGGGGCTATTTCTAAGGGCGAAGGCCAGCACGATCGTTGGCCATTACCACCAGCCTTCGGAGCATACGGAAAGCAACATTAACGGCGATCAGACCGCCTGCTATTCCACCGGATGTCTCTGCGAGCTAAATCCGGATTACAGACCATTCGCGTATACCAAGTGGATGCACGGGTTCGCCATTGTCGAGGTAGATGCAGAGGGCGGTTTTACGGTTTCGAATAAAAAAATTGTTAACGGCTCAATCCGATGAACCCCTTCGAAGATTTGGCAATTACGATAAGTTTCCACGGCGGCGGCATTGCCAATGCCACAACGGTCGCAGCCCCTGCCCTTGCGTCCGAGGTAGTTAAGGCCGCATTTTATGGCCTGCTGCAAATGGGGTACGCTCAGGATTCCATCCTCGATGAATTTCAAATGCTCTTAGAACAGCACCGCGGGCTTGAGTTCATGGAGTTTGAGGACGAAGACGATGACGAACCCGTAACTTAGGGGGTAACTCAGGGCGCGACTTAGGGTGTAACCGATAGGGTACGATTTCCGGCACATAGTTGGAATTTGTAACCGATTGGGTATATTTGCACCGACCGCCGCTTAGCATCCTTTCTCTGGGTCGGGGTGCCCCCGGCCGCAAAATTGCCCGTAAAAAATAATTGCGGGCTTTTTTGTTCGGTTAAAAGTATTACCTTTGCAAGCGATGAGAGAAATAAAACATATCGTCATCCATTGCACCGCCACCCCGCAGACCGCGACCGTGGCAAGCATTCAAAGGTATTGGCGCGAAGTGCTGAAGTGGAGAGCAAATGGTTACCACGCAATTTGCGCAGCCGATGGAACCATTACCCGCCTTGCCCCTGATGAGGCTATTTGCAACGGCGTGGCAGGCTTCAATAAGAACAGCCTGCACGTTAGCTATATTGGCGGCGTGGATGAAAACGGCAAGCCATTGGACAACCGCACGGACGCGCAGAAGGCCGCGCTGTATTTCTTCGTGAGCGGATGGGCTGCGAAATACCCCGATGCCAAAATCATGGGCCACCGGGATTTCTCCCGCGATCTGAACCGCGATGGAATATTACAGCCGTCGGAATGGGCGAAAGCCTGCCCGTCGTTCGATGTAAAAAGCTGGTGCGAGGAGGTCGGCTTGAAGCATAACCGATGAAAAAGCACCTACAATTATTGGCCATTAGTATGGCAATGGCAAACATGAGCGCAAGCCCTCACATGATTGGAGAGAAACCGATTGCCACAAATCAATGGGAGCCGCCTAAGAAAAACGGCAAATGCAATAAGCTGCAATCCTACCCGCCGGGGTCAAAGAAAGCAAGAAAGAACAGGAGGAAACGCAAATGAGCAAACGCAAACCCAATCGCGCACAGCGTTTCCCTGAAACAGGCATCGAGCGCACCAGTATGTGCGTGCCGAAAGGCTACCGCGCCCGCTGTCTGAAAGTGGCGAAGGCTGCTGTAGATAAGGAGTATCAGACAATTTTAACCGAAACGAAAACCAAATAAACCATGCTAATCAGCGAACTACCGAACACACCCGATTACCCGCTCCGCGCTTTGGCGGAGTTGAGGTATTCACAAGCGACTATTAAAGGACAACCTGAAGGGACGGTGCTAAAAATATCTTGGCTAAACGCGCCCGAACATTGCGCTTTTTGGATAGCCGTAAACCAAGGCCAACGCCCCCCCATCCCCGCCTCATCCATCGAAGACCTGCGCAGGGCTGGCATGATGCCTGAGCCCTCAATCACCCTGGAAGATTACGCCCGCATGGAGCGCGAAGAGGAAGCAATAACAAGCCCCGCGCATTATAAGGTCTGCGAAGGTCTCGATGTGGTGGATATGATCCGCGCCGTGCTGACCCCTGAGCAGTTCAGCGGCTACTGCCTTGGAAACGTGATTAAGTACCGGATGCGAGCCGGGAAAAAAACCATGAGTCCGATGGAAGATTTAGGCAAGGCTCATGTGTACGAGACCTGGCTGGCTGAGATGGAAGGGGACGAAGCATGAAACGCCTACTTATCGCCTCAGCCATCGCCCTGCTGCTTATCGGATGCAGCACAGAGCGGCAATGCGCCCGCGCTGCGAAGAAATGCGCTCACCTGTGGCACACGGACACGGCGTATGTTCACGACAGCGTGACCATCGAACGCACGCTGACCGATACCCTGTTACGCTGGCAGACATTGCGGGAGCGGGACACGGTGACCATCAGAGATGGCCGTGCCACCGTGCGCATTGTGCGCCTACCAGGTGACAGCATCTGGGTTCAGGGCGAATGTGGGGACACCGTTATCCGGTACGTCCGGCAGGTGGTGACGAATCGGATTGAGCAGCCGCGCCCGTGGTGGTACTGGTGGCCATTGTGGGTGCTTGCATTCATCGCATTGCGGCAATTCGCGGTGTGGGTGCTGCCGAAGCTGTAAATCTTTCCCGCTGTAAATCAATCACTTACGCAAGTTACGCAAAAATAATGCACATTTTTTTTGCGTGGGGTATTGCGGATGTGGTGAAAGGTATTACCTTTGAAGCATGGAAACAGCAACAAAAAACACCGAGTTCGCAGTTGGCAATGAAATCATGCTACTGCAAAATGAAAACAGCCCCTTCCCTCACTTCGTGCAAATTGTCAAAGCAACTGAAAAGGCTATTCAGGTAAAAAACGAACGCGGCGGCATGGTGTGGATTCCTAAATCAGGACTTCAGCGTTACGAGCGCGAAGTGATGCCCGGTCATGTTTTAGTAGATTACAGCTTTAAAATGTGGCTGCGCAAAGCAGACGAAGGCAATGCAATTAAAAGAATTTACAACATATTCTAACCAACCGGGGCGGCTAACAACCGCCCCTTAACCTTTACACCTATGGAAAACGGACAAACAATAACCTACACCCGATTTAACCCTAAGACGGGCCAAGACGTGCAGCACACAGCGCAGGTCGTTTCAATCAAGCAATACGCAGCCAATGACCGAGAGTACACCCTGTCGGACGGTAAGCGCATTTTTGTCGAGCCTACCCGCGCAGAATTGTGGGGTAAGTCTGGCTCCTACTTGGCTTTGATACACATCGTTCAATAACACCTATGGAAAACCAATACTTCACACACGGCCCGAACATGGCCTACATCGTGCGACCTGACGGCACGGCAACGCTTTACGCCGATTACATCGGCTTGGAAAAGCAGGAAATTACCTGCTATTCCACGAACATCCTCGGCACATGGAAAGACTTGCAGCGATGCAACCTTGAGCAGTTCACCGAAATCCAATTGCGGGTAATCCGCAAAATGCAGGAAAGGGGCGCGATATGAA